CACCACCGAAGATCATGTCGAACGCGCTGTCGGCGGAGCGCTGCGAAGATGACCAGTAGTAGCAGTCCTGGGCGAACACCTCAGGGCAGTTCAGCCAGCCCTGGTAAAGCTCGGAGGCGGCCGGTAGGTAAAAGTCGTGATGTCCGTCCGCCTGATACTCGGCGCAGGCGTTGGCCGCCGGGTGCTGCACTTCGTCATCGCACAGCAAACGGGTATTGAGCAGGCCATCCGTCTTGCTGGTGCCCTTCAGCTCGGCCCGGTAGCCGCTCCAGGCGTGATCACCGATGTCCTGGGAAGCGGCGATCAGGTAGTGCGCCGGCACATCGCCGCGGGCTGCAACGAGGCCCATGTTGATGCCGCCCTCGCCTGGCCAGTATTGGCCGATGGCAGGGATATCGCTTGCCGCAATGGCCGGCGCGGCGGCGATGGCCAGGGTTGCCAGCTTCAGCACAACCCCCTCGTCCGGACTGCTGATAGTGAGATCACCACGGGTGTACGTGGTCAGTTCATTGGCGCGCATGAGATGCTCCTGTGAGCGAGATAAGTTGCAGGTAGCCGGCGCTTCCCGACGTGCTTCTGGTCTGAGCGCCGTCCTGGCGCTCCCGGGAATCACCTGCGAAAACGATTGAAGGAATGAATTACTGAATAGGTAGGCTGCGGACAGGGCGGACGAGACGCTCGAGGCCCTTGCAGTAGTAGTTGAGCCAGCCACCTCCAAAGCCCACGCTGTAGGCGCCGTAGTCTGAGTACTGCGTGCTCAGCCAGTGGAAGCGATCCTTGCGCAGGTTGATCAGGCCATCAGCCTGGGCAGCCATCAGCAACTGACCTTCGAGGCAGGATGGGATGAACGCCCCGAGTTCCAGAGCCTTCACCGCGATCTCGCTGCCGGCCTCGGCCATCGCTCGGGTGTTCGCTTCGCCATCGCTGTAGCTGACGGCACCGGTTACCTCTTCGCCGTACTTGCCCCAGGTGCCACTGATCTCATCAGACAGAAGCACCAGAGCGCGCTCCTGGCCGTTGAGCCAGTAGCGGGTGACGAAGGTGCCGCCGGCGAGCGGCTGGCCGCGTTCAGGGAGGTCAGCCGCAGCGACAGCTTGCAAAGTTGCTTGGGTCATTGGTTTTCTCCAGGTGCATGCCGCCCTCCGGTGTCCGGATGCAGCGAGTAGGGTGAGCTTGTGTCACAACTGCATGTCACGTAATTCGAATGTGATCCGCCAGTTGTTCGTCAGTCATGCGGTCAGCGCCGCGAATGAAGCGTGAAATCAGATCTTGCTCTTCGTCGATTTTTGTCCTGGCCATGACCCGTTTTAGCGCTGCGTCATCGTTGTGATAGAGCTTCGTGACAATCTGCCGTGACAGTAGGGCGGCTTCTTTTTCCGCCTTGTTCAGCTTGTCCCGCTCGCGCTGGTCGCGCTTGCGCTCTGTCGGTGTCTTGGCCATGGCCCAACTCCTTTATTCCGCTGGCCGGAAGCTCCAGCCAGGATTGACGTTTGCGTTGCTGGACGCGGGCTATGCGGCGCATGCGTCGACCTTTTCCTGATTCCAGGCTCCGACCGCTTCGAAGATCCGCGCGGCGTGCGCCTCGTCTAGCGATATCGCTTCCGGAATGGCGATCCAGCCGGAAGCCACCATCTGGCCCGGATTTGCCGAATCACGCAGTTCCTTGTAGCAATGTTCAATCACGTCTTCCAGGTGGTCGGAGAGGTAGTTGCCGTTCGGCGCAACCTCTACCGACTTGCTGTAGCGATCGCCCCGGGCATCGATACAGAGCGCGCTGATATAGATCGTCCAGCAGTGGGGAATGCCGCAGACAGCCTGACCAATCTTCCCTGGCGCAATGCTTTTCAGAGATTTGTAATTGATCATGCCCTGGCGGCCGCTGGGGTCGATGTTGACGACGGCAACGTGATTGGTAGCGAGCAGGGCGCGGCAGGCCCGGTCAATGCGAGTCTTGAGGTTGTGCTTTTTGCGTGCGCTCATAGTGCGTCCGCCATTTTGCGCAGCGCTTGGCGCTCGGCCCGGGTCAGAACCCTGGGTTTTCGCTTGAGAACCGTGTCGGGGTCAATTTTCGTTGAACGAGCAGGTGGCAGCGGGTTGCGCGGCGGGCTCTTGAGTTCGGCGATCTGGCCGCCGTCCGCCAGGAACTGAGCAACCTGTGCAGATATCGCATCGGTGCGCTGGCGCTGCTGCTCGACCATGCTGAGATGGTTGCTGATCATGCTGCTTTACTCCGCAGTTTCGCCTCGTATCCGTCCACCAGCAGCTTGAACTGCCAGAGATCTTCTTCGAGCTTTTCGATGTAGTCATCGTCGCGCTTGAATTCCTTCCACCAGAGCTGGCGGCCAACAACTTCCAGGGCTGGGCAGTACATGCCAACGTGCCAGAACTTGCGGCCAGTGATCCACATGCAGCCCTGCACCTGATCCATGATGCCACTGGCGTCGTTGTCGATATGGAAGCTGCGGAGCTTGTCGGGGGCGATGAAACACTTGTACTCGCTGCCGCCTTCGTCGCCGATCAGGCCGTCAGCGCTGGCGCCAAATGCTCCATCATCCGTGGTGACGAACCCGGCGCGCTGCACCATCAGGCCTGTTTTCAGCTCATGCTCCATCCTGGCCATCGGCTCCAGTTCATGGCCGCGCTTCATCTGCCAGGTCTCGAAGCCGTTATCCAGCGGTGTTCCGCTGATACGCTCAACGGCCAAGCCGAAGGCGTAATTCATTGCTGCCTCGGATGGCTGGCCGACCGGTTTGCCGGCCAGGGCCAGTCGCACGGACTCAGCCTTTGGCGCGGCCTTGTAACCGGCCTCGGCTATGGCATCCTTTTCGGTCATGCCCGACTGCACGGCGGCAACAAACGCCTGTTGCTTCTCGTCCAAGCCGCCGATCCTGGTGCGTGCAACAGCAAACATACTGGCGGTGATACAGCCGGCACGAGCTTGATGCCACTCAGGACTGCCTTGTTCGCATTCAATGAGGATCATGCTGCTGCTCCTTCCGATTGAGATGTCACGAGCTCGACCTTCCGGTCATTGACCGCAGCCTTAAACTGTTCATAGGCGACCAGATCCTTCGCCGCCTTGATCGAGGCTAGGCCAGAAACCCACAGGGCTTGCAGATCTTCAAGAGTTCCGGCGGTCTTAGCTTTAGATGACCAATCCTGAGCCATAGCCGTATCTGCTACAGGAATTGTCGTGAACTGCTTCAGTCCCTCGTCGGTCTCGGTGTTCAGGTAGTGGATTGCTTTTTCAAGGCGATCGGTCTTAGGCCAGTACTTGTAGGCCTGTTTGACGCAGGTCTTCTTGGTCATCTCGCCAGGATCGGTTACCCATGGGCAAAGCTTCGACTTGTCTTTGGCGTAGGCCTTCCACGCCTCCGAGCGGTCGCGGATCGCCATGACCTCGGCGATGCTCATAGGGTGGGTCAGGTAGTCTCCGTCGGCTGTCTTCACTACCACGTAGACGCCGACAACATTGCCGCGGTCAGCGGCGAATGGTTTGGAAGTGTGCGTGGGTGGCTGGTCAACGCCGTTCAGCTCAAAGAAATCGCTCTCGTACACCAGTTTTGCCTGACCCCAACGTACCGATCCGGTGGACATAGCTAGGTCCATTAGACCCATGTAGGAGATATCGAGGCAGATCTTGCCCTTCCGAGGCACGAAGTAGGCCTGCTTCTTGGCCGGGTTCAAGCTCAGTCCGATCGAGGCGATGTTCGTCACAGCATCGATCACCGCCTGGCGGTTCTGCAAGGCCACCTTGAGCGTGTAGTCGTTCCCTTCCAGGATCTGGATGGCAAAGCTAGCCTCGCGGTCGAAGTTCAGCGTAGGCTCTGCCAGTACGGCCTGAAAGGCCTCGCGGCATGCGTAGATGTCGTTCGTGATGACTGCCAAGTCATTGGACATGATTGTTCTCCGCGCCACCGGAGAGGGGCGCTGTGAAGATGATTAATTGGTGACCCTGTCAGCCAGTGCGCTGAGCAGCATCAGGAAAGAGAGAAGGGCGATTACGGGGAATGATCCGCGCCAGATCAGTAGGCACCGGGCGCGCTGGTGGCGGGTCATGGCTTCGGCCTCTGGCTTTCGAGGATCTTGAGGCAGCGCTTGCAAGTCACGTCAGCCTTGCGTTGTGCGAACTGCGGATCACCGCATTCCGTTCCGCAAAACAGTTGATCCGGCATGTCTTGGTCAGATTCGGTTCCGCCATCCCAGTCGTCGTAATGCAGCTTTGGCTTGCTCATCTCGTCACCGCCGCCGGGAAGCTGATCTGCCGCGGCGCGCCGTTCTCGTGGAACGCGCCATACTGAAACATCGCAATGACCAGGCCGCAGATGATGATCCACCAGAAGGCTTTCATAGTGAGGACTCCACGCGACTGATCACCTTCATAATCCCGGCGGCGTAGTCGGCCGGGCGATCCTTTGCAGCAGCCCGAAGGTTTTCCAGCATCGTGCTGACGCCATCTTTTTCGAAGAAGGCCTTGGGCATGCCGTCGATCGCCGACAACATCGCCACGGCGAAACTCTTGCCCTCGTTTATCTCAATCTGGCTCATGGCTTCATGATCCTCGATATGACTTGGCGAACTACGGACATGGCGCTGATCTGGTCCTAGCACTGCCACGGCCTGTCACATCCAGCCATCAGTTCTTTCTCGCTGAGCGCGCAGCCACTACCGGTGATCCAGTAGTTTGGGCGCCAGGGCGAGTGTTGAGTTTTTGGTGGCTTGATCACGACATCACCTCACAACGCCAGCAGCCATTGACGCGGGTCGGCTGGCGAATCCATTTCACGTCTACCAGAAACAAGAAGCCCTGCAGTTGCAGGGCCTTGGCCAGTTCTTTTGCAGTTTTCGCGATGATGATCACGGCGCCGTCCTCAGGATGTCGGCCACGAATTCAGCGGCCTGGGATTCATGAAAGCGATGAAAGCGGGCCTTGTAGTTGCCAAACTCGATGTCATTGATGGCGCCCAGGGCATAGGCCATTTCCATGGCCATGCTCGTTTCGGCGAACAACTGCGTGGATGTCTCTCCGGCGCGCAGA